CCCAGGCATGACCTGGGACACTCCGTAATCTACAGAGTGTTGCCTCGTTAGGCTTGGGGTCCGGGATGTCTCGCTACGGCGATCTCCTGGCACGGTGTGGTTCCCCCCCCGTCAGATGGTCTATCTGATGGAGAATCCAGCTTCATTTCTTTAGCCGGCACGGTAGTGTCCGTGGACTCACTTATAGGATCAAAATTTAACGATCCTCCAAGATCAAGGTATTGGAAAGTAGACCTAATTAATAAATTAGTCATATTATCCTGGTGGATTTTGGCTTGCTCTAACTTATCGTCAGAGCTATCCGATTCCAGTATGGATCTAAGCCACATATAATATGATGGTGAGGATTCATATGCCGAGTAATCAAAAGTGAGGTGGGCCTTACTCATAAAGGTGAGCACATTTATTACCTCTGGTAAATTTGGCTCCCTTATGAGAGTAATAAGGATTTGAGTTAGCTCAAAAGCACTCAAAGAAAGGGGTCTTCTCAACTTATGGAATATTTCTTTTAGAATAGCACTCTTTCTCAGGATGATGTTTCTGGACTTAATCATCCAGAGCATCTCCTGGCGTCTATGACGCACTAAGCCTAAAAAGGCAATTTTAGAAGGAAAGAGCCTATCTATAGAACCATCAAGTTGGGCTAGAGTTATGGAATTGTTTCTGTTTCCTACATGAGGATGTAGGAGACATTTTATGAGATATATTATATATGCTCTAAGATGTGGGTGTTCAGGATCAATATCCTTTTTACCAACAGAACGATACCATGCCTCTAGGGACTGATTACTTACTACATTTATGTAGAGTGAATGGGTTAAGCGTAATAACGCTCCCGTCACGGAATACTGTTGTATGGGATTTTCTTCTATTTTCTTCTCCCAGTCTGGGATGAATGAAGGTAGTTTGATCATCGTCACTACAAATAGTAACGGAAGTATCGGTTCGTAGACCTTCCCCAAAACCTTGTTAAGGGATAACATTTCCCAAGTTTGGGAGTTTGTTATGTACCTCAACAATCCAAAAATGGACGGTTTTGAGAAGAAGCGACGTACGGTACGAGAAGCGAATTCAATACGACTACTTATTCCATCGAGAGATAAATACTCCTTAAATGGAATAGGAGAAATATTTACTTTATCAAAATAAGTTTGATTTGCAAAGTTTATTAGCTTTGTAGAGACATAAGACTTCGCCAACTTAATAGGTACATCGTAAAGGGTAGTCATGAGTTCAAAATAACTCTCGGCTGTTGGTCGATGACCAATGACATTATCGTCCCCTAATACGACATACTTATCAAAAGGCAGTATTTTATCATTAAATAAACATTTAACCATATAATGTATAAAGCCTGGTAATATTAATTCCAATTTTTCAATAGGAATCAAATCATCAGAAGTTAACACAATACGATAAATATCTATATCTTTAATATAATTGAAATAAAAAGAATGATGCTTCTTAATTTGAAGATCACGTATAATCGCCACAAAATGGGCGTACTGATTTATAATATGATGTCCGAGATTCATTAATCCCCATGATGATAATGCCCCCATAGGCTGTCCTCGAGTATATCGAGTCCAACCCTTTGGGTTCTTATCCCCTGGGTGATTATTGATTCCGGACAATTTGAAATCCTTATCGATTAGAAGTGAAATCCAATTATCCGTGAGGAAGGTTCCAATTAAGGGACTAAGTATCGATTGATAGATTTGAACAGGGATTAGATCAGTCGCTGAAGATAGGTCATAGGAGAAGTACTCGGTCATGTCTGTCCGTTGGACAAACTTTGATAAAGACCCCTCTTGATCGAATGTTGAATCTTGAGGAAGGTATCTGCAAATCTCAAATAACCATAGATGAAGTGGTTTCAATACCTGTTGGGTAAAGAAATCGTTGATGGCGATAATTCTGGATTTCCCAGCGGCCTCTTTTATTACCGTGAGTTTACCTAAAATAGGTCCACGGTGTGGAAGTAAGGCTAACCTAAGATCGTTTTGGATCGAAGGTTCTACTGTGGATCTAAAGGATTTAGTCGTTGATAACATGAGACATTGATCGAGAATGGATAATTTCCGAATCGGAGATTTATCCTCCCCAAGTTTATAAATAAAATTGGGTTTTCGTCTTTTGTCAAATGTAAAGTTCATCTTATTTTCCGGATCCATATATAAATGGATAAAATATGGTTTAAAATGTGAAAGATCTATAGGTAAGCATGATCTCATATAGGTCAGGATTAACTCAATATCTGTTAAAAGATAGGTGAGACCTAAGGTTTGGGATAATTCCCGAATATATATTAATTCTTTTGGATGTCTCAGCCAAGCCACCAAATCATATAAAATGAGATTAGGTGAGAAAGAAGGGGTCCCGTTGGGACCTGCCTTTCCTGAGATATGGTATCTGTTTTCTTCAGGTATCGTTGATATAAAGTCCTTAGGTTTATAGATGAGGTTCTTCGGAACCCACGATTGAGAGGCCCAAAAGGCCCTGGAAAATGTTGTCAGTGCTGTGTAATCCACTGTAGATCGGGGTTTATTTACCGTCTTAGTGTCGGGGACCTTCCAATTTCCTTTAATACCTTTATAGGTGTTGAGGATGGAAGCCCACATTCGGATTGTATTTTTATCTTTGATCTTTATCTGACTCCTAACGGAGGAAGGTATCCAACGTGGTAATCCATCACGTGTCAATGAGACTGCATAACCAAGGTCCCGAGTATGGCGTAGGGGGCAACCTCCTACGTAAGCGTTAAGTGCCACAAGTGACACTTTAAGGCGCAAAACCAACCCCAACGGGGTTTGTTTTTCCAAGATCTTGGTAACAGAATCGGCAAAGTCTAAACCTTGTTTAAGTCTGTCCACAGAATGTCTACCGTAAGTCCAGAAAGACACCTTTTGGATGTATTTCCGGAACAACTGAGTACTATTACTAGTAGTCAGGCTAGCCAGTGAATCCTGATTCACTTCACAAGGATGGAGTTCTCCAACTAATTTCAATATTTGTTTGGGGGAAGCCTTAAGCTTGGAAGGGTCTATAGTGATGCGTTGGGTAGAGGCGGAACCAGTAGGTGATTGATGATCACTATCATCGTTCGGTGTGGTATCGGGTTCAGCTTTCCCAATTAAAGTTGGATCTGTGCTACCCCTAGCAATTATAGTGAGAGGGATGTTATTGGAGAGACATATCTGTTGGTACTTGTGAAATTCACTTTCGCTAAGATATAGGACCTCATCAGGATCTGACGGATCTTCGATGACCCACGGACGTAACTTCCATAGGTCACGCTCTAAAAGGCGACGACGGTCAGCGATTGTCATCTGGAAACGTCTAAATAAACGACCAGTGAATGAAAGAGTAGGACTGGTGAAAGTAAATATTGAAATCATTGGTTTTTTATTCTCTTATCTTGGAGGAACGGACCACCTTCCTTTTCCAAAGGGGAGGTAGGCTGCTACGACAAGCACGCTGAACTAATAACAAGATAAACTTGGTATCAAAGTTCTCACCTTAAAAGTAATAACCCTCATAATCGTGTCCCATATGATTTAAGATTAATCACGTAAAGAACAAGATCGGGATTAGATACATCCCACTCCAATCGGGCTGAAGAACGAAACAACGTCTGTCACCTCGGATGACCAGACCCCCTTATTCAAATAGATCAATAAAGCCTTATATCATAAATTACGATACAACATTTAGAGTAATATTTTAGCTAGAGGGTTAACTAGACCATAACCTTAATATACTATGATGCATGGCAAAGTAGACAATTGAGGGGAGCTCTCTGGGAACACTCTTTCAATATTGACCTAAATGGGGCTTCAGGACAATAGTAGCAAATATAAATTACACTAATACTGCCCCTTAAACTGGTTTGTCCAGTGTCTTAAGTACTTAGTTTCATCCTGTTCCTTATGGACCATCAGGTTCATGGAGTATCCGAACGATCATGAAGATCACTTCTAAGTGGTCGTGAGGCTCTCACTAAATAATGGAATGTAGTTGTAGAAACTTTCGCTTCTCAGATCGAGCAGATCTACCGTAATTCGCCAATCGACAAACCAGTCGAAATCCGGGGACTCCGATAGGAGGACACCAACTGGCACGGAAACGGTTGTTACCGTTGGTTTCATTAACCATCGCGACCCAGTCCATTCTGGGCCG